TTCACGTGCAAAGAAATCTAAGAGATGAAAATAATGATTAAGTATTTTTGTTCAAAGTGTCAGTCTGTTGACATTGGAGCATTTAGCCTCGATGATTTAAAAATGACACATTGTATTTGCCCATGTGGCCATGAGTGGGTGGAATAATGACACCACGTGATGAATGGCTTCTGATGTCGAACATGCTTTTGCCGCCTGTTTATGATTCAGAAACTACTGAGGATTCCGCTAGGGATCATACTCAATATAATTTAGACCTTGCTAGAAATATAAAATTGACGGCTAGAGCGGTTAAAATGGGATTAGCATTATCTGCTCTTGATGGTCCTCTTCCAGTAATGGATATTGTCGCATTTGCTGGAGTGTCGATATATACCACCATTTTATGGGGTAATTTCTACTTCGATTATTATTAAGCGAATATGTTCGCATTCGGATATTCCTTATTTGATTAAGACTTATAGGCCTGTGTATACACGAACCTATATGGCGAGACTATACTTGAAGATAAAGATTGACGGAAAATGGAGTTTTCATCCTGCGAATACTCCCTTTCAATCCTATACATTAAAACAACTTTGTGAATGTAGGGTGTGTCAGCAATGACACTCGGATTCTATCTTGATAACAGACGACTGTACTGTAACCAGTGCTGGCCCATGGACTGCAACTGTAGGTTGTGAAATCGTGCCTCAGCGATTGATTAAATGTGACCTTTGTGGTCGCCTCCTAGTATCGATGGGTTTCAAATATTTTAGTCACCCAGCGTTAAAGGATCACTTTGGTCGAATAAAGGAGCCTGTTTATCAGTGTCCGAATGTTGGCGAAACTAGGAAATTCTCTTGAATGTTACACATCTTGGGTAACTACTCTTTAAACCGTCGTTGTCGGTGGAAAGGTGAAGAAGATAAGAAGTGATGCGCAGTAATCACTAACAGGGTGGTCTTGTCTTCGAGGGGTGTGTGGATGATTTATCATGGGGTGGAAGTCTTATAGACCACCACGAACCCCCGTTGCTTTATGCGTAAGAGCAATATGCCTTCCAAAAGCAACAAAAAAACAAATCCTACTGTTTTGAGGGTTTCATATGAGTGCCCAGCAGGTGGGGCAACTCAATTTATCGATACCGCTATGGGCTTATCGATCATAAACCGAAAATTCTTCAGAGCCGGTTTGTATTATTATGTGAATTCCATTGAAGTATACAATAATGAACAAGGAGTTGTAGATATTCATACTGCTCCTGATAATTGGATTACTAGGAATGCTCATTCCAGAGGATCAGCAATTTGGGATAAGATGAATGATATTGTAGAATATCCTTTATCAGCAGGAATTAAACCTAAATATCATGATTTTAAGGTATATTTGAATGACCTGCATAGATCGACAGGCAGTTTACAGCCTTCTCTCTATACTGTTAATGCTGGGGCTTTAGCATATACAGCAGACGATTGGGAATACAGTAGATATGTTTCTGCTGATTCCGATGGCGACATCGATATGGGTGGAGCAGCTCCTAATGTTAATCAAAACGCTGATGAGTTTTATTCTCATTTATTGGGTGGACATATAGGTTCCGCCTCGAATTGGACTTCGATTAGTTTAGTTCAATCTTATCAAGATTCTCGGGCTCAGGTTGCCGCAGAATCTCCGATATTGGACAGTGATTTGGTCGGTGACCCTTTGATTAATTTGTTTGATTATTCTTCTGAAGAACAAATGAATGAGATATTAGAGAACCTAATGGTTGATAATGATAATGCTCCATATAACTCTGATTCTATGGTTGGCACTCACAATTCATCTATGCAACATGTCGCACGAATAGGAACCGAAATAGGATTAGGTCGAGTAGGCCGTTCTGCTGGTTTTTGTGCGCCTTTTGGATTAATTTGTATTGACCCGCATACATTTGCATCGGGTTCAGGCACAACTTTTAGAGTTGTAGTTAATTACGCCGCTGGTACTTACAAAGGCGTTTATGCGGAGAGTGCTTAAGATGAATCCGCCAATTGAAACAGACACAATCGTTGCTTCTGCAAAGGTTGCTACTGCTCTGGACCATCTCAAAAATAATCGAATCGAATACTTGATGGTCTTATTGATCAGTCACTTCTTTGGGATTACTGACATCGTAATGGGCCATGTAAACGGAGTGTGCTTCTGATGGCTTACAATTACGGAAAAACCTTTACTAAAGACGGTAAGCAAATGCGATACCGTTATACTGATAAAAAGAAATCTTCTAAAAAATTAGTACCTGGTAAGAAACCACGTGTTTCACGTGCAAAGAAATCTAAGAGATGAAAATAATGATTAAGTATTTTTGTTCAAAGTGTCAGTCTGTTGACATTGGAGCATTTAGCCTCGATGATTTAAAAATGACACATTGTATTTGCCCA